CGCGATGATTCAACCCGTGCTCTTCCGTTCTCGAGGGAAAAGCATTCAATCTCGTTTCGTTGCTTCTCCACAGATTGACGTTATCACTGAGTGTTTCCGTCTTCTCATCACACCTGTTAATACTGTTGAATTTGTATATTTTAGTGACGATGCGTGCGTTTCTATTAAATGTGATGATGGTGTTTTTATGGCTAATGTGGACATCAGTTCCTGTGATGCCAGTAATGGGTCTACAATATTTAATATTCTTGAGGGATTGTTCTCTTCCACCCCCCGATTTCAACAGATCATAAAACGTTGCACTTCACAATGTCGGTCTGTTTTGAGACTTAACAATCCTGCCAACTTGAAGGAGAAGCGGCGTCTTAAACCGATTCATCCTATTGAGTACTCTGGATCGGTTTTGACCACCATGCTCAACAATATTGCTAGCACCGTTATAGCCCACTCCATATTCTCGCGCGTCTCTAGAAGACAGCGATTACTGTGTGCCGACATGCCAGCCTTGATTTCTCAAGCTGCCCACGATGTCGGTTACATTGTTAGTTGTGACGTATGTCCAACTTACCATCATTTGCAATTCTTGAAACACTCGCCTGTGATGAGTGACACTGGCCTCACTTCTGTATTGAACGCTGGTGTCATTCTTAGAATGTTAGGACAATGTGATGGGGATTTGCCTGGCCGCGGTGATATTAGATCCCGTGCGTATAAGTTTATGTGCCAGTTGGTGTCCGGCATAAAACATTCAGGCAACACACCATTGTTACTTGCTCTTAGAGAGAGGTTCCCGCTCGACATAACCACCGAAATTTTCTTTCCGAAGTCCATAGGACTTGCAAAAGGTAATGTTTCTTCTGAAGAATATAGTAAGCGGTACTGTCCCTCTTTTTACCTTGACGAGCTTGTACAATATATCTCCCGTTCAGATTTTGGCGACAAGATTTCCAACCACTTCGTTGACTCCGCGATGTTGAAGGATTATGGCTTCCGTCCGCCGGCCATCGCCATAAATGAACTCCCTAGCTCCACATATGACTTCCATCCACGATGGAGCTGACACCT